TCGCGAACGTCTGCCGCTGGCTGGTCGTCATACGGGCACGCGATTCCCGCCCGACCGATAGCTCTGCATCATGGCGTCCTGCACCAGCGTCGACAGTTCATGCTGCGTTGACAGGACCGACCCGTACACGGCGATCTGGATGTTCTGATGGCCGAGCGACCGCGGCAGCGCGTTGATCTCGCCCTGGCCGGCGACGGGGTTCCCGTAGGCGTCGTGCGCCACGCCTCCCGAATCGGTCAGGATCGTCATGGCGTTTTTTGCCATGCGGTTAAACGGCGAGGCCATCCAGGCATCGCTGGCGGCTTTGAGCGCGGCCTCGGTCGCGGCGGCGGCGTCCTGGGCCGGCTTGGTCATGACGCTATCGAGCCGCCCGAACTGGTTGGCGACGGTATCGATCATGTCGGGCACGTAGGAATGCAGCGCGACCTTTTCGGCCATGCTCCGAAAGAACCCGGTGACGGAGTCGACCGCGCCTTTGATGCTGCCGAGGATCGCGGTGAATTTGTCGACCAGGTAGGTCTTGATCGCGTTATACACGCCCGCAACAAACTCGGTGATTTGGTCCCAGTGCTTGAAGGCAAGATAGACCGCAGTGACGCCGGCCACCACGGCGGCGATCGGGAGCGCGAAGGCGGCCAGCGCCGCGCCCGCCGCGCCCAGCGCCGCGGAGATGCCGGCGGTTCCGCCCAGAAGCGCCACCAGCGGCGTCGCGGCCGTCACCAGCGCCCCGATCGCGATGACAATCGGCGCGAGCGCCGTCCCCAGGATGGCGACCGCCGCGATGACCGTCTGCACGGGTTCAGGCAGCGACGTAAAGAAATTCAGCAGGGGCGTCAACCCCTGCACGATCAAGGCGCCGACGGTCTCCTTGATTTCGCCGAACTGGTTGTTGAGGATCGTCATCTTTCCGGCCGTCGTCTCGGCCGCCGCGGCCGTTTGGTTGCCGAGCGTGTCGTTTAAGGCCGTGACGATCTCGTCAAAGCTCGCGGCTTCCGGGACGGTGTCGCCGATGATTTTCTTGAGCTGGCCGAGCGATTCCCCGCCGCTGCTGAACGCTTTGGACATCGTCATCGCGGCGGTCTCAAGGTCGGTACCCATGAACGTCGCGAGATTTCCGGCGGCATCCAGCGCGGCCTGCATGTTCTCTGGGCCGACCTTGCCGATCGACGTAAAGATCGCTTCCGACCGCAGCACCGCTTCCCCGGCAAAGGTCGTCGTCTTCTGAAACTGGTCAGCCATCGCCTGGTACTGGCTGATCACGGTCGTCGTGGCAGTGCCTTGTGCCGTCAAGGATGCGATCAGTTTCTGCGTCGCGGCTTCTTCTTCGGCGTAGGCGGCCACGTACTCCTTGCCCAACGCGCCGATGTCCGACCCGAGTTGGCGGATCTGCGTCCCGACCTGCGCGGCGAGGAGGCCAACCGCCGGCGTGATCTTCTCGGTCGCGACGCGCAGCCCTTCGACATCGCCGGCCGCCGCATCCACCGCGGTCTTCCACTGCGAGAAATCAGCGGTGAACTTGGCGTCAATGGCCATGGGTCAGCTCGCGCGGTCCGCGGCGCGGTCTTCGGCCTGCAGCTGCTCGACGAGCACCTCGTACACGTCCGGGTCCAGGTTGATCACCCATTCGTACCGCCACCCACAGCGGCGAGCGACCGCAAGGTAGGTGCGGACCCGCTCGGTCCACCAGACTGTTTTTTTTCCTGCCGTGCCGCCTGGATCCGCTTGTCGTGCGCCTGCACCGCCGCGACGATTTCCTGATAGTCGTCAAATTCCAGATTGCGCAGGACCGCCGTGACGACATCCAGCGGCTGATTCCGGATGGAGACGACGCGGCCCTCGTCGTCGGTCAGCGACCAATCGAGCAGGTAGCCGAGCACCATCGACAGCCCGACCTGGAGCGGGTCCAGCGTCATCGACTCGGGGATGCCGGTCTTACCAATAGTGACGCCCCCGGCGCCGCCGCCCTCGGCCGGCTTGTAGAGCCGGGCGAACACCTCGAGCTGTTCGCCGGCGGTCAACTTCTCTTTAACGATCAGGTAATCGCCCTCGCTGATCGGGAGGCGGACTTCGGTGGGTGTGACGAATCGAGACATCAGTGCTCCGGTGGGCCGAGCGACGCGATCAGGGACTCGCGCCCGAGCGTGACGGCCTTGACGGGAAAACAGAAAAAGCCGCCCGGCCGCGGCGCGGTGAACTGGAGCGGCGTCTGCTGCAGCCGGAACGGATCCGCGCGATCGATCCCGGCCGTCAGCGTCCACTCGTTTTTTTCGTTCTTCGACAGCGCCCAGGTCCGCAGGACCGCCGCCGTCTGATAGCCCCACGAGAGCCGCGCGGCCTTCTCGCCGCGCAACATCAGCGTGCGAAACAGGCCCGGCATGGTCAGGCCGCCGGTTCCCGTGCGGCGCTGGCCCGCGCGCGTTCCTGCGCTGCCCGTTCCTTCTCGGCACGCGCCCGCAGTTGCGGCGGCCCTTCGCGGCCCGCGGCGCCGCGCTCGCGCGCGAGCGGCGTCTGATCGGGGCCGGTCCACGGTCCGGCCGCGACCCATTCGCCGGACACCTTCGGCGCCGCCAGGGTGCAATCGACTTCGACGTCCATGTAGGCGAGGCCGGACCAGAAGAACGTCGGCTCCGAACTGTTCGGCACGAGTTCCAGCAAGCCAGGGTTTTCCGCGATGGCCGCGTCAAACAGGGTGATCTCGGCGGAGTTAAAGTACCCTGATAGGTCCCCGCGCGAATCACGCAAACCTGGTAGGTACACCCGGTTTGAGTCTCCGAAGCAACTCACGTCCTCGTACTCGGTTTTATTCGAGAAGGTGAACGCATTGATCGAGATGATCTCGACCGCTGGCGCGACGCCGTCCGGCGAGTACTTCACTTGGCCGAGGCGGCCGGTTTTAATCGCCATACTCCCCTACTCCTTTTCGGCCTCGCCCGTCACCCGGGCCGCGCCGTGCGCGTACAGGCGGAACATCACCGCCGAGATCGCCGTCCGGCGATACGCCTGGGCGCGCGGCTCAAACACCGCTCGCCCCGGCATCTGGCCGCGGTTTTTGCCTTCGGTCGTTTCACGGTCCCTAGTGCCGTGCTCGTAGATCCAGCCGTGCGGCGCCGTCTGGCGCAACTCGACGCCGGCCAGGAGAATGCCGCGCGCGGGCGTGAGCTTCAGCCCGCGCCGGAGCGCGCCGGACTTGCTCGGATAGGCGCCGGCAATGTCGGCCTTCGCCGCCTCGGCGCTCTCGCGCATGATGGCCTGCGCTTCCTCGACCAGGTTGGCGGGCATCAGCCGCAGCTCGTCCAGGAATGAATCCAAGCCGGTCCACTGGACGGTCGGCAGTTGGGCCATCAGGCGTACACCTCGTGACAGGTCACGATCAGCTCGATGTCGCGCTCATCGCGGCTGCGGACCTCGTCGACGTGAAACACCCGGCCCTTGAGATGAACGCGCGTGCTGGTCGAGATGCCCGGATGGTAGTGCCCGACGAGCACCGTCCCGCCGGCGCCGCTGGCGTCGATGGCCGCGCAGTACCACTCCGGCGGATCGAGCGGCAGAAAGCCGCCGGTCGCGCCGTCCGGCACATCCAGCGTCACCAACTGCCGCAAGGCGCCGGTATTCATACGAGCGTCGGATCCTTGAACGGCGCCAGCAGTAACTCGATGACCTCTAAGGCTTTGTGCAACGTGTCGTTTGCTTCATCCCCGCCGCGGCGCTCATAGAAGGCATCGAGCAGAATCAGGATCGCGTGCGCAATCGCCGGCGGCACGGTCTCCTCGGTCCACGTCGCGTCGGCGGCCGGCCCGAGCTTCGCGACGATCTGGTACTGCGCCGCGACCAGCTTCGCGGTCACGTCCGCATCGTGGGCGGTGCCGGTCAGACGCAGATGCTGCTTCGCCTCGTCCAGCGAGACGAGCAGCACGTCGATCGCGACATGGGAAAAGTCGAGCGCCATCACGTCCTCGCCAGGTCACCGACCGCCGCGGCGACCGCTTCCTCGGGTGGTTCCTCCAGCGGCGCCGGCTCGGCAGAGCGGGGTGCCGGTGTGGCCAGCGGCGCCTGCGCATCGCGTTCGGCCAGCGCCGCCAGACTCCAGTACTGCGCCTGCAGGTACGGCGTATCGCCGCCGTCGACCGGGGGCAGGCCGAAGTACTTGAACCGTGCCTCATTCGGGGTCATCGCGCCAGCGCTGATCGCATCGTGCGCGGCCTTCGTGCGGGTCGCGGTGTCCATCCAGATCAGATCGTCGAGATCAAATTCCGTCCCGTAGGGCGCCGGCAACTCGAGCCCCGCATCGAGCGCCGCTTCGATGCCGGTCAGATGCGTCTGCAGGCATTGACTGTGGTACTGCAGGCTCGAGGCTTCACTGTTGGCGTAAGGCGGCTGCTGGCTGGAGTCGACCATCGAGATCGGCACGCCGAAACAGCCGGCGATCGTCTTGACGGTTTGCCCGTACTGCTCGGTGAGTTGCGCATCGGCCGCGGATGTGCCGACCGCCTCGTACTTCATCCCGTTGCCGACGACGGCGGTCTTCCCGGGGCCGAGCGCGTGCCAGGTCTCGCTGAGGCGCTGCGCCGTCAGCGGATCAATCTCGGTCGGCGCGATCAACATGCCGGACGGTCGGCCGCCGTTCGAGAAGAACGTCGAACTGCTCGACTCGATCTGATTCCCCTGGAGCGCGGCCGAGCCGCAGCCATACAGCGGACTCAAGCCGACCAACGAATGAAAGGCGCAGTTCCAGCGGTCGTGAATGATCTCGCGCGCCGGCACCGCGAGTTCTTCCTGCGGGATGCCGGCGAGATCGTCGACCTTGAGCTGGTAATAGACGCTGCCGTCGGGCGCGACCAGCGGCACGACCTTGGCCGGGTCAAGCACGTAGAGCGCGATCACGACGCCGCGCGCGTCGCGATCTTTCAAGACGTACGTGTTACCCCAGAGCAACTTTGAAATCATCCAGCGTTCAAGAAACAGCTGGATCGTCTGCGTGCGGTTTGGCGTGCGCAGCACCGGACTGAAGGCCGGCGAGGTCGCTTCGATCCAGATGCCGTCGTCGAGCGCGACCAGGCGCAGCCGCAGCTTGGCGACGTCGGTCGAAATCAGCGAGACGCAGCGGAACACCGCCGGATTGCTTAAGGCCGTGTCCGCGCGGATCTCGACGTTCTGCTGCCAGGCGCCGGTGTACGGCTCGCGGACCGTGACCGGCCACCAGCCGCCGCGGCCCGCGACAGGCGCGGCGGCTGGCCAGACGGTCCGCAGCTGCGACCGGATGGTCGCCAGCAGGCCCACGGGTTAGCTCGTGCGCGTGCTGCGCGCGTTCCCCAGGCCGCCCGACGCCTCCGCGGCCGCGATGTTCGGGACGTAGGCCGTGGCGGTGATCATGTTGACCGCGCTCGCGTGCGCCTTGACCCAGGCGACAAACCGCTCCGCGCGCAGGCCGATCAAGTTGTCTTGCCAGAACGAGCGATACACGGTCGTTGCGTCCGGCGCCGCCGGGTTATCGACCATCTGCACGGAGGCTTCCTGCGACACGTCGATCCGCACCCCGCCATCATCCGCGTACAGGATGTACTGCGGCACGACCGCGATGATGTTCGCGCCACAGAGCGACGACGTAATCACCGGCACGCCGGCGACCGATCCGCCGGTGACCGACACGGACGGAAAATCGGGCGTGCCCATCGCCGAGCGGCGATTGCTGAGGATGAACGCATTCGACTCACTCATCAGCAGGACGACGCCGTTGATCGGAATGCCCGCGGTGATGAACGAATTGAGCAGCGTCGCGATGTCCACCAGCGGATTCGCCGTGCCCGGAATGCCGGCGACGCCATTGGTGATCGACGCCGGATTCTTGCCGGCGACCTGCGCGACCGCCGGGTCGATAAATTGCTGGTCCATGAACTTCTGCATGCTGGCGATCATCGCCCGGCGGAACGTCTCCTCCGCGCTCGGCGAGGAGTTGCGCGCCAGTTCCTGTGTGAACACCAGGATCTGCGCCATCTTGTATTCGCCGAGCGACACGGTGTCGAAGGCGAGCGCGGACACGGGTTTCGGGGCGCCCTCAGAGACCCACGCGACGGTCCCGTCGGCGGTCTGCCGCGGCACTTTCACATTGAACGGCACCCGCTGGAGGCCGGGAATGCGGCCGAGGAGCGTGGACGGGCGCAGCAGCTCGATAAACTCGCTGCCAAACAGTTGCAAGCCCGGGACGAGCGCGCCGCCATAGGGCGTGTACTGCGTGGTCGCCGGATTAACCGCGGCGCGCAAGGCGAGTTCGACTTCCGGCGTGTCGAACCACTCCTTGGCGATTTCGATCGCCTCTTGGCGATTGCCCTTCGCCGCGGTCATCGCCTTGCAGTAGCGGACAAACCCGGTCCCGGGCGGCAGATTCGACGTGACCCGCACCACGCGCGACGACGTGGGGGCCGGGGCCATCGCCCGGGTCGTCACCGGGATCGCGGCGCTGGCCTGGGCTTTCTCGAGCGCCCGGAGGCGCGGAATCCGCGCGTCCAGGTCGGCGTTCTCCGCCTGCATGGTGTCGTACTCTTTCGTCTGCTCGGCGGTGAGCGCTTCGTCGC